ACCTAACTCTTTCTCTGTGAATACTTTGAACTCATATCCACGATCTTTACACCATTCATCTGCTGCTTCCCACTTTGCTTGATTCTTAGCGTATTCATATGCTTCACGTAAATAACCTTTTGTTTGTCTTTTTGGTTTTGCTGGTGGTTTTGTTTGTCTATTTGGTTTAATTTCTATGATGTATTTTTTGATTGCACCCGTGCTCTCTTTCACCTTGATATAAAAATCAGGAAAGTATCTATGTGGTCTGTTATCAATCGGTGAACGATACCAAACATACATTTCTTCACTACCCCACTCAAGTATTCGTTCATTATTATCACAATATACCATGAACTTTCTTTCCCAAAGTGACCTATAAACGATGTTTGTAGGATTACCTTTATACTTTCGTGGGTAAGATGGTTGATATTTACCCTTGTAAGACATCTAAATAATAATAAGACAAGTTTTAGGTATTTAGAGTGGTAAAACCCCGTAGGATATCAGATTTTAAACCCACATTAACGAATTTAGCACAAACATCACATTATCAGTTGATATTTGGAGGACTTCCACTTGGATTGAGACAACATCTAAATGTTCGAGATGTAGATTATAGATTTATTACAGAGACATCAGGATTACTTTGCAATAGAGCTGTTCTACCTGGTGCATCAATGGCTACAGCAGATATCAGAGGTAATTACACAGGTGTGGTTGAAAGAATGGCTCACACAAAAGTATTTACTGATATTAATTTAGAATTTTATGTTGATAGCGAGTATAAAAGTCTTAAATTTTTTGAACACTGGTTAGAATTCATTGCAAACGGATCTGGTGAAGACCAATCAAGAAAAGATTACTACTTTAGGATGGAATATCCAGATGATTACAAGACCTATCAAACAAAGATAATAAAATTTGATAGAGATTATAATGAGGAGATGATATATAATTTCTATGGATTATTTCCAAAAGCATTAAATTCTACTCCTGTTAAGTATGAAGGATCTGAGGCACTGAAAGCAACTGTTCTCTTTACATTTGATAGATACTCCGCAGGTAAATACTCAAGTTATGATAGGTATCGTGGTAGATATAATAATTTAAAAGAAAACAAACCTAAACCTGCAGTAGCAACAGAAGTTGTTAATAATGATGATGTCTTTGCAGGTTTTGATCGAGGACCAACTGATCCAAATACACTTACGTATCAGAGTTTTACTAACAGTTAGATAAACATACTATATAATATACAAATTTCTAATATATCATGCCTTTACCAAAGATTAGTACCCCGACATATGAGTTGGAAATTCCGTCAACAAAGAAAAAGATAAGATATAGACCTTTTTTAGTTAAGGAGGAGAAGATACTTATCATCGCTATGGAAAGTCAGTCTGATACTGAGATCGCAAATGCAGTAAAAGATGTGCTATCTACTTGCATTTTAACAAAGGGTGTTAAAGTTGATACCTTGTCTACATTTGATATTGAATATCTATTCTTAAATATAAGAGGTAAGTCAGTTGGTGAGGATGTTGAAGTTCTGGTAACTTGTCCTGATGATAATAAAACTAAAGTACCTGTTCGTATAAATCTTGACGATATAAAGATTATTACACATAATGACCACAAAAGGGACATAAAACTAGATGATAGTCTTTTAATGAGAATGAGATATCCATCAATCAATGAGTTCATTAAATCTAATTTTTCTACAAGTGAGGTTAAATCAGAGGATACTTTTGATTTAATTATCTCGTGTATTGAACAAATTTATAATGATGAAGAATCATGGTCAACATCTGATTGTACAAAAGAGGAAATGAATGATTTTCTAGATCAACTTAATTCCAATCAATTTAAAGAGATTGAAAAATTTTTTGATACTATGCCTAAATTATCCCATACACTAACTGTTAATAATCCTAATACGAAAGTAAAAAGTGATGTAAAATTGGAGGGATTAGCGGCTTTTTTCGCATAAGTATGGCTCATGAAGATCTTGAGTCATACTTTAAAACAAATTTTGCCTTGATGCAACACCATAAATATAGTTTGACAGAGCTTGAAAATATGATTCCTTGGGAAAGAGAGGTCTATTTAACCTTACTTCAACAGTTTATTGAGGAAGAGAATTTGAAAGCACAGCAGGAAAATGGTCTAAATGGATGAAGATCAAGTAAATGAGGAACAGGGTAACGACCCTGAACGTCAAGAAGTTACTTTTAAACAACCAGAGCAAGATGAAACTCCTAGTAGAGGTATGTTTTCTGCTGTTCGTAGAGCAGATCCTGTAAATCTTTATACATTTTTAGGAAAACAGAATGATGAGGTAAATGAAAGAATAACAGTTTTAGAATCTAATTTAGGTTCTCTACGTAGAGATTTTAACCAAGAACAATTTGCCAGTCAAACAAGAGACATAGCAAATCTGACAAGAATTTTCTCTTCACTTCTAACACTTGAGCAGGGATTGAAGGTTGTATCAGATAAATTAGAGCTATCAGCACAATTAGAGAAGATAAGAGACGCAAATAATTTAAAACGAGAGCAACAACTAGCGGAGCAACAACTAAGAGCAGGTAAAGAGAGTTTAGTTGAAAAAAGAATGCAAACTGCTTTAGCTGCACCTTTACAAAAGATAGGTGGAAAGGCAAGATCTATATTAGGTGGTCTACTAAAGTTCTTTAACACAATTTTATTAGGTATCATTGGAACAAGAGGGATTCAAGTTATATCAGCATTATTAAGCGGTAATACTGAGAAAATAGAGGAGATTAAAGGAAAGATATTAAAAGAATTAGGAGTAGCATCGGGTATATTTCTAGCGATAAATGGGGGTTTAGCAATCGCTTTAAGATCTGTAGTGAGATTGACTGCATTTATTGGAAGAGTTGCATTTACAAATCTACTTGCAAGACCCTTAAGAAGAATTTTTGATCTTGCATCAAGAGGTGCCTTTTTGAGAGGGACAACAGGTGGTCGCACCGTAGTTCCACCAACCACAACAGTACAAAGAGGTAAAAATAGAATAGAACAAACTTTAACTCAATCTAATGTATCGAGATTCAGAGCCCCTTCATTAATTTCTGGAGGTATTTCAGGATTTGTTAGATTTTTAGACACTGGAAGTGTTCCACAATCATTGACTGAGGGCAGTTTAGCCGCTATATTTACTAGGATATCATTAGGTATAGCGAAAAAAAATCCATATGCTCAAGTTGGTCTTACTCTGCTTAGTGTTTTCGGTGCACAGTCAATAACTGATGCAGTATTTCAACCTCAGCAATTTAGTAATTTTGCTAATCAAGTTCAAGATAGACAATTACAACTAAGAAATAAGAATAATGTTGTAGTGGTAGAAGATGAAACTGATGAAACAAATATTGGAGGATCATTACCAGTAGGTGATGCATCTTCACTTTTGGTGTTAAGTAGTTCAAATTTAGATAATCCATATCTAACAAATTCATACATTCAATATAATATAATGCTATGAATATATCTTCACTAAACCTTTCAAAAATTAATAACGCAGTCAGTAATATAACTGACACGGTTCGTAAATCAAAGTTACTCATTGAAAATATTAATAAAAAAGTGGGTGAATCAAATGAGAGAATAAGAACTAGAATATCAAATTCTGCAAAACTTTTTCAAAGAAGACAACAAGCAATTAGAAGGAGAATAAGAGAGGATCTTATAGAAGCATCAGGTATTGGTGGTGCTTTGAGAAGAGCGAATAAAATTGTCTCTAGTAGCTCAAGAGGTTTTCTGGGGAGAATTTTAGATTTTGTAGGTACGATATTGGTTGGATGGGCAATAGTTAACATCCCTAAGATTGTTGATGGTGTTGAAAAACTTATGAAAAGATTGCAAAAGTTCTTTAATATTATTACAGGATTCACAACAAAACTTACTGAAATTTTTACAAAATTTTCATCTGAACTTAGTGGTATATTTTCAAATTTGTTGCAAGTTGATTTTAGTCAAATATCTGAAAAAATGACTTCGATTATGACTCGCTTACAAAAATCATTTCAAAGAATGGAAAATGGTTTTATAAGAGAAGTTTTGGGATTTGCAAAAATGAAAGATGAGGATCTAGTTAAATATTTTCAGGAAGATATTGATAAAGAGATCAAAGATGCAGTTGATAGAAATGTGGCAGAACAAGTAGACACTCAATCATTTGAGGAATTATCACCAGAATTACAAAATGCAGTAAAGTTGTTGATGACAAAGAGGGAGGATTTAAAACTAGAGAAGTATGAAATTGGTTTGATTGAAAGTAGAAATACAGAAAAATTAATTAGAGTTTTAAAGGAAAAGGGTGTTGTTCCTATAGTTCAAGATGATGGAACTATTGAGTATGCACTCCGTGAAAATTCAAATGATATGATGAAAGATGCTGCTGACTTTGCAAGAAAAACTTTTCTTGGTGATTTTATGCCTATAACTGAAGAAATGAAAAAGGATTTGGAAAGAATCGAGAATAAGGTGGATAAATTATCTGATCAGAAAATAGAAGATCAAGTTAATAATTATGTAAAAGATCGTAATCTTGTAAGTGAAGATAATAACACAACCACAGTTTATATTAAAAATAGAAAAAATATACAAAATAGAAGCTCTTCAAAAGGAGAGGAAACTAAACTCAATTCTGATAGTGTAAATAGTAATAACTTCTTACGTGATGCTTTCATTCAAAAAATTAAAGACTGATGCCAGCAATAAGTCCTTGCGAGTATGAATTAATAACCATAGAGTCGGATCAAGGTGTTACTATTGATCTAAGACTTGGTGTGGTATCATTCCAATATTTTGAGGATTTATTTTCTCCAACCATTACAGCAAAAATGGTTATCATTAGTACATCTGGTGTTGTGAGTGATGATAAGACTAAAAAAATAGAATCATTGTATAACGGACTTCCCATACGTGGTGGAGAAAGAGTATCCATCAGAATCAAAGGTAATAGTAACATCAATAAAGGTTTACAATTTGATACTCCTGACAAATATCTTTATGTTTCAAAAATATCAAATGTAATTAGAGATGGGCAAAAAGAGATATTTGTGCTACACTTAGTGTCTAAAGAGGCAATTACAAATGAAGTTA